ACATAATGTCAATCCTCCACATTAAGTTGAAAATTTAGGTGAGTTTTCGTTCCAGTTATCCAGCTCAGCCGGGCTTGAACTATGGTAGGCGTAGGCGTTAGGGGGCCGTTAGGCTTATCCCTCTTGTTGCTCTGGGAATTGGTATCCCCGGAGCCTTAAAACTTCAGCAACATCCTGATCATGCGCCGGGTGGTTTTTATCCCAGTAAGGTGTACCCGGTGCGGTCAGTGCCGCCACTTTTCGCCCGGCCTCTTCTGGTGTCATCACCAGTTCGGTTGTCGCGCCCTCAAGTGTATCTTCGCCAAGCTGGTCAGCCAGCCCGGAAAACAATTTAATAATGAATGGGTGATCGCCTAGCGGCAGACCATTATCCAATCTAATTTCGTGCCAAATATTTGGATCGATGCCCATTGCCTTACCGGCGGCTGCGGCACGATCATGCTTTGCATCATAGGCCATTCCAAATTCTTCGCGCAGCTCTGCATCCCATTGCTGTGATACAGCATCCATATTGGCTTGCGCTGCTTCACCACCAGCCGCTGACTGCCTTTGCATAAACTCAGCCGCTGCTTGTGCGTGTCGTGGCAACATCCCGCTAGACGCTGCCATCTCTTTGAATGATTGAAGCGTAGCTTCGTCCAGCTCTACATTCTGTAATTGGTAACCATCAGCGTTGCTTGGCGCGCCAAGCTTTTGAAAGATTGGCATCCAGTCATCGTCATTAGACCCGGAGCCGGGCAATGCAATCTTATCTGCACCCACCATCCGCTGTGCGTGGACATGGCTTTTTGCTAATTGTCCAACATCTGTAAAGTTTTTAAGTGACGGCTCATGTCTTAGCTCTTCTGGCAAACTATCCAGAAAGCCTACCGGTGCCGCTTCCTGAGATCCGCTATCATCCGGGATTGTCTCAACTTGGTCATTCATTTTGTTTTAATCCTCTTGCTGTTGTTGTTTCTCTTCCATGAAACGCATGACCGAAAGCACAACAGATCGCTGCCCTTCCAGAAATGCTGAGTAATGTGGATCGCCGCGCTCAAATGTTGAGGCGTTGACATTGAAACGCTTTTGCAAATCGTTCAGAACAACTAGACCTTCAGCCGAATTGAACACTTGCCGATAAAGCACTTGCAGCGTGTTTAGCTGTTTCTCACTCATATCTGTGGAACCTCGCCAGTGGCTTTTATGTATGGCGCTATCTGCCCGGCTTGCTCAGCATTAGCAGCTTGCTGTTCAGCTTGCGCTTGGGCTTCAGCCGCTTGCTGTTGCTGACGGCGAACCATCATCACTTCTTCGGATGATCTGATAACCCTTGCCGGTAGGCCAAGAACATCCACAAGATATTGAATCATCTTGTCGCTATCCAAATAATCCATGACCGGGGCCATCTCACCAAACTGCGATAGCACTTCGATGCCGCGCAGGGTTGATTGCAGCTCAGCCATTTTCTGTGACTTGGCTAGTGGGCTGACATATTCAATATCAATGTCCAGACCTTGCAGCTCTTCGGGCGGTGTCGGGAACGCGCCCTGTCTTAACAATATAGCAAAAGAACGATTGATAAGCGGTTGTAATAGCTCACTTTGCATGCGCCCCATGACCGGGCCAAGCAGACGCATCTTTTCTTCATTGCGCTGAAGAACCTCTGTCGCGGTCATGGTCTGGCCTTGCCCCATTAGCAACTGATCTACATAGAAAGCCTCGCGGATTGCTTGCCGCCTCTGTTCTTCCATATTGAGGCCAAGCGCATTATTAGCACCCATCTGCAATGGCTCTAGTCTGTCTCTTGTGCCGGTGCGGTAAAAGTTCAAGCTGCCGGGCGTTGTTCTAACCGGCAGTAGGAACCCATCATCAGGCACCATCAGCGGTGGATCTAACTGCTTTTGAGCTGATCTAATGGTGATCTCGCTCATCTTGTTCAGCATCTTGGTGTCACTAAGGCATGTCATGCCGGGTGACCGGCCATAGACCGACACGCTGTCTTTGTTAAAGCGCGGGATCAGCATTGGCATTTCATCAAAGCCGCCCTCACCCAACACCATCTTGGTGTCTTCGCAATAGTAGATAGAGCCGATTGGCTTATCTATTTGGGCAAACAGATCCGACTTGATGCCGTCCTTTGGAAAGATGCAATGGACAATCGGATGTTCCTTAAATGGATCATCTGTCAGGCTTTTGGCGATCTTTTGCGGTAAGTTCTTTTCACCAAATCTTGTGGCTATGGCTCTGGCTGTCAGCTCAAACTTGCGGTAAACGGTGTCCACCTTGCCTTGTGCGTCCTCAGATATGTAAATCTCAGCAATGTGGCGGCAGCTAAAGCGCAGACCATCATCATTGCCAGCCTCGACAAACATTGCCGCTGTGCCAAACACAACCAGATCATAGTATAGCTCATGGATTTCTTGCTGAAAGTTAGAGCGATTAAACGCCATATACATCTGATCAGTAGTGGCTTCTAGCCATTCATTGGCCGCATCGCTGTCTTGTAGGATAGGATCTCTAAAACGCATGCTAAACCAAGGAGCTGATGCGCCAGTGAGCATGCCATGAAGGCTGGCCGCTAGCAGCTCAACGGCATGAATAGCGGTGCCGTCATAGATTAATTCTGTGCGCTTATCGCCTTGGGCGCGCTTCTTTGTGATGTCTGCCTTGCGCGGCAGCATATAATCGGCCAGCTCTTGCCAGTGGCTTTCCCAGTTTGAGCGGTTGCTATGCAGCGTTTTCAGCCGCCGATCAAGCGCCGCCACCTCTTTTTTGATAGGATCTGCCATTAATACATGCCCCCGGACATTTTGCTGGGTTTGTCTCGTTTGATGCCAGCAATCGATCTGCCTTGGCTTTTACCGGCAGCTTTTTGCAGTAAGCGCTCCAATGGGTTCACATTCATGGCACCCGCAAAGTTCATTGGCTGTGGTGCAGACATACCCATTTTGCCAGCAAGGTTTTTCTTGCCTCTGAGATCCATCACGAAATAAGACCTGTCATTAGTGAGCGCTTGCGCGTTTTTGCTTTTTTGAGCAAGCCTTGGCTTGTCGTGCTTATTGTTGATTCTTTACCCATCTTAGAAAGATTTTTGGCATCGTCTGTGGCAGTACCGCCCTCACTGACATCACCAACATCTTCAGTGACTGGTGCTTCTTTCTGTTCTACTTTGTCTGGGTATGGGTCAGGCTGGCCTCGTAATTTTGCAAGATCTCTCGCGTATTGCTTTTCATAGGCATCCCTATTAACTGCTTTTGGTAAATAACCCGGCCCCGCGTCTTGTGTTCTTGACGCAAGATCACTAGAGCCAGCCATGCGGTTTTGTACAGTATCTTGGCTAGAACCTATATAAACTCTTTTATATTCTGGCTCTGCCACATTTGTAGAAAGAGGCACATTGTAAAAAGTTGGTGTATCAGGGCCATCATCTTCAAAAGAAGGAATGCCCTTTGGGCCGGGCTTACCAGATCCACCATGCGCCTTTAAAAGCTCAGCTTCTTTTGGCGTAATGTAGGCAAGCATATGGCCTTGGCCTTTAATGTCGATACGGCGCGCCGCTTTTACGCTGCCTTTTGGGGCCATCTTTGAGGTCATTATTCTCTCCTTGCCTTTACGAAATAAGGCCCGACATTAATGAGCGATTGCGTGTTCTAGCTGTGCTAAGCAAGCCTTGGTTCGTTGTGCTTATCGTTGATTCCTTGCCCATCTTGGAACGCCTTTTAGCGTCCTCTGAGGCATCACCATCACCGACATCTGGAGCGGTCGGCGCATCCGGCACTTTAAGGTTTACGCCGTCTGTTTTGTCTTCTGAAAGTTTGCCGCCATCGTAATCTTTAACAACTTTTGTTTCGATTGCATCGCCGCCATCACCGCCGCTTGTATCTTGTGAAACCAGACCAGCATGTGGGCCGGTGTAGTTTTCCACTTGCATGCCGGTGTACACATCAAAACCAAGAGAGTTTTTGGTAACATTGCCAACATACTTGCCTTTTTTATCAAAGATCGCCGAAACAAAGTTTGGAGCGTCAAGCTGCTTGCCCATTATGTCGCGCATTTTTGCGCCGACAAATTTTGAAAAAAGACTGCCCGGCAAGAAATCCATTAACGATTTTTTAGCGGCCAACTTATTGCGTTGCTGTAATTGCTCTTTAGCTCTTGCCTTCGCCGTATTGGCTGCTTGTGCCGCAGCCGCCCGGCTTTGAGCGTCTAAGCTGGCTTGGCTTTGACCCATACCTTTAGAAGGTGCATCATAATCATAATTATCTAAGCTATAATTGCCCGGATCTGTACTAGGGCCACCACCATATTCGCCCATACTTGGGCCGCTATCCGCAGTAGCAAAACCGCCGGGGCCTCGACTACCATCATCCGGGATGTAAGTCGGTATGCCACTAGGGCCGGGTTTGCCGGAGCCGCCCATGCGTCTGAGCATACGCGCTTCATCTTTGTTGATGTAAGCTAATGAATGAGGCTGGCCTCTGACATTAACTTTGCGCTTTGGTGCCATTTTCGATGTCATATCGTTATACCTTAACTCGCAGCCGCGAATGGGTCATAGGCCGTCATAGCAACCTGTTGTGGTGGCCGGGCGTTCACACGGCTTTCCTGTACGCCAATCGACATATAGCGAAAGCTGTCAGCCGCATGCGATGACCAGTCGTGAACCGGGGTCAGTCTGTATGTTCTGCTTTTTTCGTTGTATGCCCGGTGATATTGCCGCAAGGATTCAAGCCCTGCCTTGCATTTATCCCGGTCAAAGTAACAACGCGGTATCATCATTTGCGCCGCATGGATCCCATCTTCAAGCGGAAGCTTCGGTAACACTCTGAAATTAAGACCCAGATCCCACGCAATCTCTCTTCGACTTTTGCCGCTACCAAGCTCACGCACCTCAATATCGTGAGGCGCAAAGTGATCCCCATACAAATAGCCTTTACGCGCAAGGACTGCACAGTAGTGTGGTAAGCCCTCGCCGCGCGCTTCATAATAATCGATAACATGAATGCCCTTTCCGGCACTGCCACCAGACTGTGCAAACCAAATGCTTGTCGCATCGCCTACACCAAGATCCCAGAATGTCTGAACCTTCATCGCCGGGTCATACGGCACATTGGTTATGCGGCCCTCTTCTAAAGCGGTCTGCATCTCTTTGCCGTAAATGCTGCCGGGAACATTCGCCACCCAACTGCACTCAAACTCTTGCTCATACTGGTCAGGTGACATCATCACCTTTGCAGCTTCTAGCTCCTCATCAGGCAAGATGCCTGTCTCGCTGGCCTTATAAACAGCCGCAAGCCAATCATCGTTGGCCGCTGCTAGCTCATAATAATCGTAAAACATGTTGGTTCCGCGCGGCGTTCCAACAAACACGCACCAGCCCTGCCGGTCAGACAATGCTGGCCGTAGGATCTCCGGGAACACGCTCTCAGGCATGTCAGCCACCTCATCCATGATGCAGCCGTCCAGATAGATCCCTCGCAAGCTATCGGGGTTCTCAGCGCCCAACAGGCTGATCCTAGCCCCTGTCGGCAGATCACAACGCAGCTCAGTCTCATGAAACCGCACACCGGGGATCTTGCCAGCAAACTGCTTTAAATAATCCCATGCCACATTCTTGGCCTGCCGATAAGTGGGTGCCATGTACGCATAGCGTGGGCTGGGCTTGTCGTTCATTATCGCATCGCGCAACAAATGGTTCACCGCCATGACGGTCTTGCCAAACCGGCGATGGCATACAACTACGCCCCAACGCTTCTCAGCAAGCTGGTCATGCAGCTTTT